AAGCGAGTTGTGAAAGTGCGTTAGCCATTCAACCATCACCCAAGCTCAATATTAGACCTACTCACACCTAAAAAACTAGGCAGAGTAATTTTCCGTTGTGTGCTCTTACTATTTATCCTCTTGATTGCGCGTAGCGAATTTTCAGCCGTTCGCAATACGTTCCTTGATGCCTCTACTCCGAATTCATTGCATATCTCAACTGCCAAGTTATACCGAATTGCTCGCATATATCCGGGTGGAACTGATAGCGTTGTGCTGGTGCTTGCCGGTTGAGTCAATTCAACAACCGAAACAAGATGCAGTTCGATTGATCCAGTTGGTATCGGGTACATGGTAAGCGTCGCGTTCGTGACGGTCATGTTGACCGCTAGAAACTCTGGCAATGAGCTTGTTTGTGTCTTTTGAATTATCGCGTCGTATTCGTATTGGGTAATCACTTTAAGCTGGTAGGTAATACCGCTTGCAATGTAATACGTTGACGGGCTTACCTCGATAGGGCGAACTCCGACTAACTGACCAGTTGCCCCTACTGTGCGGGTCGCGGTATTCGCAGGCCAAGTTAGTTGCTGGTTTTGCGTGGCGTACACGTTCAACCGCATAACCGACCAGCTATCCAGCATTTGATTCAGGGCGGACAGTGCATCAGCCGCAGCCGTTCCTGTAGGTGTCTCACCTTCTGCCAGCACACCAGCAAGCCGCATCGAGCTTTCAATCAGCGTCAGCGCAGTGGTCATCAATTACCCCTTTGGCTTTGGGCCGCGTTTTTTTGGAAGATGCAGTGGTTCATCCGGCTCATATGCCGTATGGAAGCTGATGGTGGGTGAGTCAGGCACAGGCTTTATGTCGTCAGCAAAAACCCATCCCTCTTTTAACTTCTGATCGAAGTCATCCAAAAATACAGATTTCACTTCACCATTTTTATTGCGCATATCTTTTTTCATGTTTTCCCCTATGCTATCGGACAAATGCAAAATGCGACGTTAAACCCAATATTACCTACCGAAGCTACCGCGCCTTGAATAACTCTGATGCCGTGACCGGGCGGAATAATAATATCTTCTGGATCGCCAGATATATTCACAAAGTCATTCAACTTAGCAACGTAAGCGCCTGCACCAGTTTCTTCCGGCCACACCGAACACATCGTCAACACTCGGCCAGCCGTTGCACCGCCGGACGGGGTTAAGCGTGCCGTGATTGCCGCCGTAGGAAATGAGTTCCTAGGGTTAATTCCTGAAATCGTGCACGCAGCAATGTCAGTCCCGTTTAATGTTGCCGCAGTGCCGCCAGTACCAACCGCAGTAGTGCCGGTAAGGTGCAAGTCAACTCCCAGCGTTCCGGTGACAGCCACCGCGCCAGACACCACGGGCTGGATAGAAGAAATACCAATTTCATATCCGCTCCCGGCAGCATTGAATAAGTCAAAATAGACTAAATTCGCTCCCGCCGCCTGCTTCGGAACGAACAACCTGAAAATATGCGCAGAACTTCCCATTATGATTCCCCTTGTATCTGTGAAAAAAATATTCCTTTTGTGTCTTTTTCTGAAACAGTTGGAAATGAATTCAACTTCCAATCAACAGCCAAATCCGGATCATCCCAGCGTATGCAGCGTTCATGTTCTGGATACCAGTAATCTGTGGTCTTATACAAGAATTCTGCTGTATCAGATAGCACTAAGAATCCATGCGCAAAGCCTTCCGGTATCCATAACATGCGCTTGTTTTCGGCAGACAATTCCAATGCAACATGTTGCCCAAAAGTCGGTGAGCTTCTTCGTATATCAACCGCAACATCAATCACCACACCTTGAACCACTCTAACCAGCTTGGCTTGCGGATGTTGAATCTGGTAGTGCAGTCCGCGCAGCACGTTTTTAACAGATCGTGAATGATTGTCCTGAACAAAATCAACATCGCGCCCGATTAGCTCTGAAAAATTACGCCGGTTGAAACTTTCGAAGAAAAAACCACGATCATCGCTAAATACTTTCGGCTCGATAATCAGTAAATCTGGGATGGATGTTGGAACAGCGATCATTTAGCTTTTCGCCCAACACCCATCAAGTTATACGGATGCCTTGTTACTGAAACATCAACAAAGCCAGCCGCCGACAGCACCTTTTCAAGCCTGTCCTTAGTGAATCCGGTATGGTGCGCCATGAACGGCATATCCTTTATAGCATCCGTCATGCCGTAAATCATATCCAGCCCTGTAACTGGTGTGCCGAAGTACGAAATATAAACAATTTCATCCGTAGCCTTTATTCCTTCGAGGTCAGGCACAAACATAATCATCACGCCGTCATCGTTTAGTACCCGCTGGAACTCGCTGAATACTTGCGCCAGTTCATGCTCATAAAGGTGCTCAATGACGTGACTAGACAGGATAACGTCGAATTTCCCTATTTCGCCAAGGTTGCGAATATCGCCAACAATGTCAGGATTGCAACCCGGATCAATATCAAGTCTGACCTCATCGCACTTGCCGCACCATTCTGGAAGGCTAGTCCCACCACTACCAACATGCAGAACTTTGCCTTTAAGCGCCATCTTCTGCCTTTCTGTTAGGGTCGTTGCTTCCACCGGGCTGACGTAGCATAAACTGGTGAAAATTTCCTTTGAAAACGTCGCCATTACCAGAATGATGGTCAAGGTTCAAATCAGGAATCAGCCAAACATCCCCGCACTTGTCGCGCCACCGCTTTGCAAAGGCGTAATCCTCACCGTACCATGTATGGTCAATCGTGCCATGATTGAACAGGTCAATCATCGGTGAACACTTTTCCCCATAGGTCAATTCTGGATAAGCATCAATGAACTTGTTCACTCCTTGCCGAGTGATTTTAAGGAATCCAGCAGGGATTGAATGAGCCTTGATGCACCCGTCCTCTCGCACAATCGGAACTCCACCAATACCCTGAAACAGTGCGCCCATGTACTCTTCCGGTTCACCCTTAAACCGATACGTCCCGGCCACCACATCACCTTCAGTCTCGATCAACTTCAACAGGTTTGCAGGTTCCCATGACATATCGTGATCAATGAACACGATGACATCAGCTTTTGCATCCAGAGCCTTCCTGAGCATCATAGACCGCGCTGCCGAGATATACGGGCATCCTATCAGCGTAATCATGAAATCAGTCCAGCCAGCCGCTTTTATGAGAGGCAGTGATGCCTCAAGCGAATCAAGGCATACTTGATACGGCTTGGAGATGGTCGGTATGCAAAAAACAACCCGCTTTGTCGGCTCATCCTTCAACGCATGGGATGGGAACGTCGGCGGGGAAACAATCGTAGCCCTGCGGTCAATGTTATTAATCTCGCAGTGCAGCTCTAGTTTTTCGTTGTCATCCATTAGACAGTCGCCCACACGCCCAACCCGATTAGGGTCTTTTGAATCTCTTGGACGGCGGCTAATTGGGTAGCACCGAAGTCTGTCGAGGATGAGATACCGCTAGTAGCATGGAGCGCAGAACTGTAAGCGCGTTGCGCAACAGGGGTGACACCGTAAACACCAACTGTATCAGTTGCCGCGTTGCCCAAAGCGACACTTCCGTTCAGCGTAGTAGCTCCGGAAGCTGTCAGCGTGGTTGCCGCAATAGCAGCAGGAGTAGTCGAGCCAATAGGCGTGTTATCAACCGAACCGCCAACAATCTTTTGATCTCGGTAAGCCGCACCGATAGAAATTGAATCAGTCATAATTATTCTCCTTAAATTAAACAAGTTGAATGAAGGCTTCTTTTTGCTACAAGATATGCTTCGTGTGCTTCTGGTGCAGTTGTGTAAGCATTTTGATACTCCTAAACAGTTATTGAGATTGTCGGTAATCCACCTAGTTTAGGTAGGGGAAACTTCTCGCGAAAGCTGTCCCGACAATTCAATTGTAACGTAATTTCTACATCACATCAAATACAAAATACCCTTTATAATCATCACACTGTGCTCCAAATGCCTAACCCGATGAAGGTATTTTGCACCTCCTGCGCCCATGCCAGTTGCGTAGCGCCGAAATCAGCGCTAGACGAAATGCCGGAAGTGGCGTGAAGAGCCGAACTGTAAGCGCGCTGGATTACGGGAACTGCGCCGTAAAAACCAACTTTATCGCTTGCAGCTCCGCCCCATTGGGAGCCATCTGGTGAACCATAGTCAAGACGTTCGTATGTTGCCATTTTGAATCTCCTTTATTTGTGAATTGGTCTGTTAGTTGGTGATGCGGCACGCCCAGGCAGGCCGCAAAGCTGCCATGCCATAAAGCATATCGACGCGGAGGATGAGCTCATCATTTCTGATATCAGATGCCTGCCATACACGCATCGACAAGCCATCCTTGACGGAACGGACGCACTTATGAGCGTCGTCCATCAAAGGAAGGTCAGCAGTAATGAACTGGAAAGCCTCCTTATGGTATGCCAAGTTTTGCAGATAGCTGGTAGATGCAGCACCTTGGAAGGTCACAGCAACAGCAGTCCCGTTGTACGCTGTCACGGCAATTGCTGCGCCGGTAGCATCGCACACGTTCTGTTTCGCACCAGACACCCAAGTTGCAGGACGCACTTCCTGAGTGGTTGTGCCACCAGTGATGACGACGTACTGTTGCAAGTAACCCAATGACTGCTTTGTTTCCGGGTGACAAGCATACACACCGGCAACAGTGAACGTCATGCCTGCGGTCGTTGCAGTAGCCACAGATGCCAAGGTGATGTTAGTCCCACCATTGGTAACAGCAGCAGCGGCAGCGGTAGTCACAGCAACGTCAGACGTGTTGGTTTGCGTATACATGCGGTCGTTTTCGTACCAATCAAAACCACCTGTGCGCCCCATCATGCCCTCGCGGTATTGCTCCTTGATCTGGCTAGAGTCTTGGAACAGACCTTTCAGGCCGTTGACCATACCTGCCATAGTCACAGAATCCGCTTGGATGTAACGCTTGCCGTCTTTTGGCGCAAGACCTTGATTCAGCCTTGCTCTAGCCGCACCGATTGCCACCAGATCGGTAGGAGGCGTTCCAGCAGTGCCAACCACGTTATAGGTGCGTTTTGTGCAGTAAGCGATGTAATCCGCCTCAATCCCGGACACGAAGCTGGCAATAGCTGGCTCGATGTAGCTCTTGGACAGGTCATCAAAGGCCGACGTGCTGTTTACCGATTGCATCAACTCGGCAGAGTTAAAGCGCATAGCAACGTGATCTTGAGTGGCAACGGTGATGTCTTGCGTGGTTTCCGTTACGTCCTGGACATCAGCAAGGCGAGAACCTTGGGTGCGGGTGAACTGGTTAGGTTCACGAACACGCAGGGTTTGACCGTTAGGGCCTTTACCGGCTTGATAGGTGAAAGACTTGTCGTATTGCAGGTCGGTTGTGGCAATGAAGCTCAACTTTTCGTGGGCGATGCGCTGACTTTCTTTCAGCACCAAATCAATTACTTTTAACGAATTACTCATTTTAACACTCCTTTAATAGGAACCCCCGATATTCTGGGGGCTTGCTTCTGTCTCTCGACATGGGCGGGATTAAATTAAATTACCTTCTTGTTTGCGCCCGACGCAGCTTTTCAAATTCAGCCTGCGAGATATTAGCATCAAAAATGGACTTTGAGCCGCTTCCATTTCTTCCGTCAATCGGCGTTATCGGTTCTGGCGCTTTACTGACTTTCGGGGCTGTAGCTATTTTTACTTCCAGCTTCCCTATTTCTGCCGCTTGCCTTGCTGGACTAAGGTTTGCAACCCTTGCAAATTCTGCCGGGTTTGCGTTAAGGTACACCATCAACTTTGCAGGAACGTCACTATCAATAATCGCTTGCGCAATCGAATGAGTCAGTGGCAAAGCATCGAATGATTCACGATCAAATCCGGGTGAGTTTTCCGCTTCCGCGTAGAACTTCTCCGACTTATTTACCGTTTCAACGTACTGCCGTTGCTGCTGTGCTTGCGTTGCCTGATTATCACGTTGCGCCTGCTTCCAGTCAGCTACCGATTCAACGTAATCCTCAACATTTTCAAACTGAGATAGTTGCGGCCTTCCGTCGTTTCGCGTGGCTTCTTGAGGCTGTGATACCGGCTTGTGCATCGCCTCAAGCTTGTCAGCGTATACCTTTAATGCCCTTCGTTCAGCTCTGGCCTCGGCCTTTGCTTTTTCCTTCTGAATGATCTCGTTCAATTCCGCTTGGGTAAACGATTTTTCAGCCTGAGTTTCTACTCCCTGCGCTGCCTCAGTTTCAGGCGTAGGGGTCGCTACGGTTTCCGGCGTAGCTGCCGCTTCTGTTGCTGGTGCATCTTGTACCACTGGTGCTGCTTGTTCGTCAAACATTGTATTTCCTCCATTACGGGACACGGTGCAAGCCGCCGTTAGCTAATTACTCTGATTCTGGTTCGTTCAAATCCTTGTTCACGTCTGCGGTCAATGCCTCGTTCTGCATTCCAGCCTTTTGCAGTTCGACGTAAGCATTTAGTTCTGCAATCTCTTCCTTGCTGTCAATATCCAGTTTAGCCACTTCCATCTTGATAGCGCAATCCTGCCTCGCCTTTTCCATCGCCATGTGCGCATCAATTGTTGATTGCTTCTGCGCCACCAGCGCCATAGTTTCGATCTTCTGTTGCTCCATATGCGCATCAAGCTCGGCCTGTTGCTTCTTGAACTCAATCTCGCGCTGGTGGCGCTGATCTTCTATCTGCGCTTCAATCTGCGCAAGCTGCATCTTGGCTTCAATCTCCATCTGCGACTTAGCTTGACCTGATTCTGCTTGCTGTAGCTTGCCTTGCGCCTCTTGCAATGCCTGCTCCATCTGCTGCATCTGCTGTTGCATTTGCTGTGCTTGCTGGCTCAGTTGTGCAAGTTGCTGTTCAGCCCCGCCTTTACTTTCTTGCAGGTTAGGCGGCAATGTCTTAGCCAATCTGTCAGCTAACTGGTCAGCCATGGGGAAGTCCTGAGCGCGCATTATCAAATCACCAGCAACTTGCATCAATGCCGGGTTACGTCCGGCCAACTCGTTCAGGCTTGCCGCACCCTCTTGGCGCTGTGTCGTATAGCTTGGGCCGGTGTCGATTGCTACTGTGTACTTCCCGATATTCGGGTTGAAAATGTGCTCAATGTCCTCAGACGTGATAGGTGTGTAAGATTCCTGATTTTCAGGGTCGAGAATCACCTTTTCCTGTTTACCGTCTACTCCTAGAATGGTCACAACTTGCTTGGTGTCCATGATTTTAGGTATAAGGTCAACGAGAATTTTTATCTCATAGCGCAAACCGCGTGCATGGTTGTCAGGGAAGTGGAAGGTTGCGACCTCACCTTGTACCTTCAGCCTTTGAATCCCTACACCAGACGCAGCCTCAGACCTAATCCCAAAGTTTGCATTTTGTTGTCCTGATGCTGCCCTCATTTGTTCAGAGGCTATCTGCAACAATTGCACCTGGGCTGTTGCCATTTGCGGCGGAGGCTGACGCGCCGGAGTAGGTAATGCATTGCCTTTCTCGTCGTATGCGTTGAACGGCAAGTACGATCTATTCTCAAGATTAACCGATGCCCATTCGTCCTCAAAGTCTTCGATGGCCTCAGCTGCGGCCATGTACGGAACTTTGTTCTGCAATGCCAGAGTTTGAACCGTCTCTGAGAACGAGTAATTTATGATGCGCTGCTGATCCTTTAGGTCACGCACTTCGCCCTTGATGTTCATCTTGCCGTCGATATTGATTGCCTTACCGACAGTCTCAACGATAGGAAGATACTCTCCCGCCCATAGTTTTTCTTCCAGCGGCTTATCGTGCCCACCGACCAGCACGCACCATTTCCATTGCCTTCGCTGTGTCTTGCGCTCTTTAACCACGCTTAACGGCATTCCCATAGCGTCAACAGTAACGCCTTCGATCTTGCTCTTTAGCTTGGTTGAACCGTCTGAAAACAGAATCGCAACGTCATCAACGTACTCGGAATAGAAATACTCAGCCCTTCGGAATGAGTCCTCACTTACCCACCCGTCAGAGTCAATCTGCCAGTTCGTCGGGTCAATATCAGGATATTCGCGCTTGAACGTCTCTTTCAGCACGTCCTCGAAGATGAATCCCCACTCGCGCTTTTCTGGCTCTAACAGGCTTGGCAACGGGTCAACACGCACCAGTTGCGGGTTTGGGCATGGCTTGATCTTAATAATCTGGCTGAATGAATCCGGCGCTTCGTATTCTGTGATTATCCTCCAATAGCCTATACCACCATAAATTGCATGTTCTGCGGCGTTATCGTGCGCATCATCAGCGTTTGAGTTAGCTTGTATAGAACGGATGAGTCCGCCGAATATCTCCGCACCCTTCTTATGGGCTGAATCGTTAGCCGGGATCACTTTACCAGTTGGACGTTCCTGCCTGATAGCGTTGATTACTTGGTTGCAATGTTGTGCTGTCTGGTTGATCGTCAGGCATATCTTGTGGTCATCCTTGCGCGTTGCGGCTACGTTTTCTGGCCACTGTTTCATGTTGTCCGAATCTCCCCACGCAAAGGCTGTGTCAGTGACAGCCATGCGCAGAGAATCCTTATACGCTTCTTCAGCAGTATTGAACCGCTTTAACGCCTCCTCGACAATCGTCTTTTTCTCGCTCGTCTTTTTCTCACTCATGCCATCCATCCTTGATTGTGCCGGTGAGCGTATGGCTTCGGCTTTACTTTAACTGGTTTTATAGGCTTTGCTCTCCTGGCACCCTCGCAGGCATAGCGCAGCGCATCTATAACATGGTTGTTTTTATCCTCAAGCAACGGAAGAACCAGCCCGGTCAGCGGGTCAGTCTTGTAGCTATACATGGTCAGCTCGTCGATTGTGTGCGTGCAGCGCGGGTGAATCACCAGGTCGAACGACTTTAGCCACTCGATACCATCCTCAAGCGAGCCGCTTCCCTTAATTGCGCTCCTAATCTTCGGGAAGCCGTTTTTGCACATGTGGCTGATGGTTTCAGGTCTGGCACTATCTGCGGTAATAGGCCATTTCTCGGCCTCCGGCACTCCCATGAATAGCTCTGGCAGGTTGACTATCTCGCAGCCTACGGAATACGCCTCATAGTCAACATACAGCCTATTGCCTTCGATTGAACACCGAACCAAAATGCTAGGATCAACCGAGAAGCCCCAATCTGCACCTAATCGGTAAACCGTTCCAGCAGGGCGCTCAAATTCTTCTACTTTCCAATTTCGGAACACCCTTGATTCGCTATTGCGTTGATACTCGCCAAGCCAGATGTGCGCGTATTTGTCAGGATCGCGCCGCTTGTCGTATTCCATTTCTGCCAGCAATTCGGCAGGAAGCCACGGATTATCCTTGTAGTTAGCCTTAACTATCACCGAATCAGGCGGAGGGTTGTCACCGCGTAGTAAAACGTCTATAGGGTCAGTGGCTAGGTTAGGATTCCAGCTAAAACGTAACTGAGAACCGGGCGCTCTGATGGTAGGCCTGAGCAAGTCTAGGCTTCGCTGCGACGCCGACTGTGCCTCTTCAAACCATGCGTATTTAAAACCCTCAAGCGACTTGATGCTATCGCTTGTGTGGTCTTGCATACCCTGAAAGATGATGATTCCGCCGTTTTTGGCCTTTATGACGCTTTCCTGCACGTCAAAGTACCCACCAGCATTCAGAGCCTGAATCTTCAGCTCTAACAGCTTCTTGCTGCTGAATTTCAAGCTCTTCTGTATCTCGCGCAGGCAAACCGTATCGCACCTCTCACGGATATGATCTTCGATTGTTAGCTCGGCAAAGAAGTGTGATTTACCGCTACCTCGTCCGCCCCATGCCCCAAGATACCGACCGCCAGCCAGCAACGGCTCAAATACCTCTGGTGTGTCTATATTGAGGTTCACTTGGCCTTAACTATTGTTCGGGTGATCTCTGTTATAGCGATAGGATTGTTAGCATCACCAGCCAAGGTAAGCGGCAACAGCTTCGGATAGATGTTCGACCAGAATGCGCGCTCGTTCGCCGCATCCTCCTTTGCCCAAGCGATCAGCCTATCAGCACCACCCAAGCCCTCGGCAGCGTAAGCAATGGCATCCTTAACTGATCTGGTGACTTTATTTGGCGTACCTTTAGCCCTGCCTCCAATTCTGCCTTTTCCTGCCACGTTGCTGTTTTTCGCTACTTTAGAGCCTGCCATGATAATTCATTCCCTCTAGGGAGACTCCGGCTATCCCGGATGATTTAGTGATCGTTCGAACACATCCAGCGCACGACGATCAAATATCTGATGATCTTCGTGATTCCTGATGCGTACATTGTAATTTTTTAGCTTACGCCACAACGGCGATTGCGGCATGTTGTGGATATACTGCCATTTCAGATACCATTTTACCGCGTCATCAGTGAGGTTGCGCCAACACAGCTCCAAATGGAGCGCGTCCTGCATGTGTATTGGTAGGCTAGTTGATTGGTGCTGCTGTGTTTTTTTGTTTTCCGCGATCACCAACTGAATGTCGGATGGGAGTGTATCTATTTCAGCATCGGTGAGTGTGCGGTTTCCTGATGTCGGCGGCTGGTAGTACGGCACTGCGGCGAATCGTTGAACCTGCCGAAAGAAGCGTCTCCAATTTTCGACTCTGTCGCGTATATCGTTTTGTTCAGAGTATATGATTCATTCCCCTAGTTGGATTGGCGCGCCGTAGCGGTATGTTCATCCGTGATTATATTGATTAAATTTTGATTGTCAACATTTTTCGCCATAAATCCGATTGCCAATCTGTTTCAGGTACTCAGCGTCTGCCCAGTAGCACTAAAATTTGCTGCGTTTGCCAAGCTGCGCGCTTGATTTCATCCGCATTGACCGGCAACGGCTGAATTGAGCCTAAAGCGCTCCGACACAAGGACACTAGAAGGATACTAGGACGCTAGAATAAACACCGAAAGAACACGCCTAAATTGCGCGCATAAATTCCGCATTCGCTGGAATATAGGAGCGCAAATCATTCGCTGGCAAACCAAAGGCTGCAAGGCGAATGATTTTGATATTGAAGCCTGTAGCAAAGCACTTAAAAGATGGCATAAGAGCCGCCGCCCTAAATCGCGGCGGTGATGGTTTGTGTCCTGTTTTCATATCACCACTTCGCCGGGTTCCTGTCTCGCTCTGCCTGCTCCAAGTTCGCAGCCACGTCCAGCGGGTCGGTGATGTGGTCGGTCATTGCGTTATTTCAACCTCGATAGCGTCGATTTTATCTATATCGAGCGCTCGAATTATGGCCTCAAGGTAAATTTTCTTGGCATCCTTTTCGTTTTTCGCTTCAATTTCCATTTCTGGTATTTTTTCCTTGAGCGACACGTCAAATATTTTCATTTCAAAATCCTCTCAATCGCTGAAATTACCTCATCCGGCCCCATCGTTATTCGTATGCACACTTTCCCGCCCTTGTGCGTCTCATCCTTTACCCACGGGTGATGGACGAAACGCCGGTCGTTCACTCCGAGCGCGTCCGCGATTCCGTCCAAATACGCTTTTACCGAACTCAGGCAATTGTCCGCGTCTGGGTAGTTTTTTGTTTTAGCGAAAAAATCAATCCAAAGGTGCAATTTGCCATCGTACCCGGCAAATGATGCTTTGGTATATCCGGAGAGCATGGCGCGGTAATAGCCATCTTTCCGAGCTAATTTAGCGGCTTTTGCACGAGTCGCCCAATGTATGCGCGCGTTTGGCGATAATACTCGGTCAGGCCACGGTAGGACTATTTCCATTCTTCAAACTCCTTGCATTTAGTTTGGCATTTTTCGCCAGTCCGCCATTCATGCTCCAGCCCGAGTCCGATCCGGCGCTTGTCGCACACAAATCGGATGTAATGGCCGTCTTGGCTGATGCAGTGCCGGTGCCGGCAAACATGACAGAGAATCACATGGTGTGACACAACTTCGCGGCCTTGATCTTCGCTCGAATGAAAGCGCCACCGCCAAGGGCAATACACTTCGCCCAGTCGGCATCAGTCGCCCGGAAGTTGCGGTTGCGCATCTTCTCTCCGTCTTTTGCAATTGGTGGCCTCCCTTTAGACTTCAAAGCAAAATCTCCTCACCGGAATCTACGCTACGTTGTACTCCAACCACAATCTTTGCATTTTTTGCACTCGACAAGCCGCCCAGCACCGCCCAGCGATACCGTCACCGCACACTTATCTCCGGCAAAGTCCGGCATTCCTACCATAGTTTGCTCAATCGCTTGCCCGTCAGCCATATCGCCGCCGCACTTCTTGCAAATCAGCATGTCAAAAGTATGTTCAAGTACATTTTCGGCCTTTTTTAAGGTGTCTCGTTCAGCTAGACCGAACATACTGGTTACCGGAGCATTTCCCGCATCAATCCATTCGCCTACAGCAATTTTCAACGTGCTATTTTCCAGCTTCAGCCGGTGTATTTCATCCCGCGCCATGCGTAGCTCCTCTTGGCAGTTTTGGAGCTTGCGCATCTCCAGCGTCATTGTTGTCATACAGACTCCGATTTTTTAATCTTATGTACCTTGACCAGCGCATCCTCGATTAACACCGCATGGCTCTTAGATTGCGCCCGCATCCACTCGATCAGGTACGGCGGCAGCGCGACCCCGATTCCGCGCTTCTTGGTGTCTGGGCGAGCCTTGCGGCCTGCGTTGCGGGGGTTAGTGGGGTTCATACTGAAAGCGCTTCCATTTCAATGTTTAGACTTCGCTTTGTATCGCGCACCAACTGATTTTGCTTTTCCTGATAGTGATGTGCATTTACTTCGATAAAAACCGAAGCCATGATCGCTTTGCGAGCCATCTTTGCGCGGCGTGTTGCACATATCGTCATTTCTTTTGCAAAGGCTTGGCGGCGCACAACGGATGCATTTAAATCTTGCTCAATCGTGTTTGCATTGCATCCATGCTTTGCTATGTCAGCCGCCAATTCTTCGAGATACGCAATAACATTAGGCTGCTGCATCATTTGTTTCGCTGTAAGTGTGTGCATGTTCGCTGCTCCTTTTTTGGTTTATTTGCTGCAACTTGCAAAATGTTCAAGATCGCCACACTTCCATTTATTCACCATAAATGGATTTCCTTTTTCATTGCTTCCAACGGTTAATGTCATTTTTGGAGCATTAGCAAACGCAAATTGCGTGGCTGCGAAAGAAAAACCGGACTCAATCAGATAATCCCATCCATCCGCTTTTGTCATTAATTTTTCCATATTCACCGCTCCTTTTTCATCCGGAATTTTCTACACCGTGAAAACATTATAGCACTTAATTCTAGAATATCAACATAAAATAATAGTATTTATTTTTCAAGCCAAACAAGCCTCGCGCTCTTCTTTCCGCACCATATCCGCGAAAAGCTCAAAGTTTGGCAGGGCATCAATAAACCACGCATCTACCGCGCCACGGCTTGCAAATGCTTCTTTTGCCATTTCGATTGTTGATCTCATAAAAATAGTTCCCTTTGCCTGACCATGATAAATTTTGGTATTTCCATATAATTCTGCGATGCCCTGATTCGCGCATTAGCCGCCCAAGCAAGCAGCACAAACGCCCAATTTCTATGCTTGGTTAACCTAGCTTGTTGCAAATACACTTTTGCCAAGTGAATGTTTGATTCTCGTTCGCTCACGCTATCTCCCCAGCCGCCCTGTCTTTAGCTGAAAGCACAGGCGGCGATTTAGGAACAGTCAGCTGAACCGGCGCGGCATGTTCGCGCTGGTGCTTCGCCATGGCCTCTACGCGCTTGAGCATGGATTTCGATTGAGCCTCGGCATCGGTCAGGGCGACGGCCTCGCGCTCGAGCATTCCGCTGTCACAGCGTATGGCTATGCGTTCATATCGATCATAATTCATGCCGCTTTACTCCCAGCCAGCATTTCAGCGATTCCAGCTATGCGCTTGCGGTTTTCCTCGATCTGCTCCGGCGATAGCTTGCAGTCGATCATGATCGGCATAGCAGGCTTGTATGACTGGCATAGCGCCTTGAATTCTCCCTGCGATGGCGGGTGCGCAAGTGCTTTTGATTGCGCTATGCCGTGGTTTATGGCCCCCAGCGACAAGCTTTGCAGCTCTTCCGCCCAGTCGGAATAAACGGCCTGCATATCAATCCCCTGCCACTTCGAATTCATCTGGTTCCCGAAAGCCAATGAAAGTTTCTGGAATACGCGCTCCATAACCCTGATCTGCGCTTCCAGAGCCAATGTCGATAATCTGTCTGTCATTTCCATTTTTATTCCCCCAAATTTGCCTTGCAACGTCGAGCCTCGCTTCCTGCACGTTTTGCCACGCAGGATTAGGTTTTTTTAAGTACCATTCTGCTGTAAAGGTTTGCCAAGTTCGTTCACAACAAACCGTAACTGCCTGTTCGTCAGTAATTCCGGCTTCCTTGGCCTCGCGCTGCAATCCCTTAAAAACCCTTTCCGTCACATCGCCAGCGCGTTTCTTTTTTCGAACCTTCAACCAGTCTTGCAATAATTCTGCGCCGATAGGCGGGACGTACTTGTTCTTATCTTCTGTGCTTATGTGCTTTGTGTTTATGTGTTCTTTCTTTTTCTGTATCTGTTCTACTTCTACTTCTACTTCTACTTCTTGCTTGTAAGTTGCTTGCAAGTTTTTTGTATGGTTATCCCTGTATTTCAACAAGTTAGGAATTCTAACAGTTATATCGTCAGAAGCTCGACAAACAAACATCAACCCAACATCAGAGCAACATAACGACAAGAACAGCCATTTTTTTGATGTGATGTTTGTCTGTCGTCCCCATCTCGATAGGCTGTAAGTAACCTCATGTTTGTCTGTGGAGTCGATTACCTCTGCTACAATTTCAAGCATTTTGAAGTAAAATCCGTACCCCTCAAGGCCGGATTTATCTTCCAATCTTGAGAGCTTTTCGTCGTTCCTTGCGCAGGATTGATGCTTAAACCATTTGATAATATATCTCCCCAAGAGCTTTATCATCGGAAATTGCAGCGCAGTTAGCTATTTTTAAAACAAGCTCTTTTGTAAAAATTTCATGTCCAAAAATTTCACCAACTACGCCAAGTCTGCGCATGAAGCATCTAATTCTATGCTCCATAGAAAACATATCATTCGACTGCATTAAGTGAATTATTTTGAACTTGTTGTTTTTGAATTTGTAGTTGATATGCCTGACGCGCTCATCAGGATATGATGATGCTCCGTACTTAAAAAGAGATTCGTCTTGATTAACCAAGATATAGACAAATCCTTTTCTTGCTTTGCGTTTTTTCATGTAATAAATCCTTTGTCCTGTACCAAAACGAAGGTAAGAGTTACCCGCAAAGGACTGGCAAGCAGCCGATATAGGTTCTTCAAATTGATACAGGGGAAAAGATTCACAACATTCCTTTGCTATTCGGCCTCTTACAGCCACTAGAAACGCACTATACACCACTTCCATACTTTGTAGCAAGCCAAGCGATACCGGACGGCTCTACTCTAGTTTGCTCAAAACAATGCCCGCCAGATTCTCCTGTCTTGACCGTGAACCGACCGGCATCTAATTGGTGCTGATATGGAACCCATACACCGCCGCGCTTGAATATAACCCCGTCATCGGCCAGCATAGATATGAACGATTGCGGCTTGTACTGCAAAATTTTCGCCACATCGCTTAAACACTTGCTTGACTTAGCCTCAACATACCCGCTCAAAAACGCCACAGCGGGTTTCTGGGCTTCAATGGTAAGCTGTAGCTGTGCTTGCTTATCCAGACTGTCTGCGAGCTGGCGCAGGGCTTCCTGATAGTTTGGCAGGGCTGGTAATTGTTGCGCTTCGAGTTCCTGCCATCGGTCAACCAGTTTTGCGGTGAATTCAGGGGAAAGTTGGGCGACGATGATGTAGCTGTCGCGCTTTCCAACAAGATATATTTTTTCGACTACGCCATTCGCTGACTTTTCCCCGTCCCCCATTGGGGGGTTGGAAATTACGCCACGCTCCACAAGCCGATCAATTGACTGCTTTACTTTATCGTGGCGAGATTCGACAAGATCCGCAATTTCGCGGCTTGACATGGTTTGCGATGCTGATAATTCAACGAGTTTGTTCATAATCAATTCCCTTTTTGTAGCGCGCACGGTAACGAACCGCAGGATTTTAACCAGCAATAGGCAACAGGATAAAATCCCGTCCGCGCTACAAGAAGAAAATTGATTTTTTGCACTTGATTCCTATTTGTTGGTTGCCCGGATCGTTATCCCGAACAAATGTCACTCTACACCTATTCCACCATCCGCGCAACCATATTGTTAGCGTCAACATAATGGTCAAAAAAGCCCCGACTTTCGCCGGGACAATGCCGGGGAGTACCGGCGGGAGTAACCTACTAAATTACTTATTTTGTCGCAAAACTCGACAATTTTAGTTTGTAACTGCACTTTAAATTCAATTGGTTGCGGAAATAAAAGGTGCATTTGCAGGGTTATTTAGGGTGTCTATATTACGTT